AATAAGGGATCAGTTCGAAATATTACAGCACGACCCAATCGGTCTTGTTCACCGATTGATATGTAGAACAAGCACATAACCATAATCCACCCTATTATATAGTCGTTCATGAGAATGCTATCTGATTGATGTACATGATTGCACCCATAAAAGCTAGTGCAGACATCTGAATGATTACTGCAATTGCAACGATATGAAGTTGACGGTCTCCCCACCATGCTAATTCTTTTTCTTGCCACTCTTGAGCTTCCTGTGGAGTTGCATCGCGTGGTTTGAAATGAAGTTCTAATTGTTGTTCGTATCCACTCATTACATTAGCTGCGTCATCTACTGCAGAAGGAAGTTGCCTTTTCCATACTGGATCGTAGTCAGACACTTGGAGAGACCCCCATAATAGAAAGTAAAAAGATGCTCACCAGTATCCCCAGTTCTGCATTTTCTTTTATTTTTTCTATTCGTTTCTCTGACATCTTAGAGACCGTTAGTCCCGAGCCAGATTATTCCAAATGGTATAAGTATCGGAAGAGATAGTAGTGTGATGAACTCTACACCATCGATTAGCTTTGATACAATCTCTGATCTTCTCAAGTTTTCGATTTCAGACACCATGCTCTTCACAACACATTTCAATGTTGTAGTTGTCATGGTTTTATTTCCTAAAGTCTATTATAAACACATTGAATAATATGATATAACTCAAAATTATTCGATAGTATATATGTATTCGCGTTACCCAATGTAACACATATGTAATAAAAAAATTATTTTTAATGAATCTTTTTTTTGTCGGTAGGTGGAAGTGCAGATTCAAAGTCTGCAAGAGTTTCATCTAGTTCGTCCCACTCTTCTTCTTCCAATCTTCTGAGCATTCTTTCTTCTTGCTCAGTCATAGGGCCACCTGTTGCATTCATAAGGTCTTGAACTATTCTATCAAGGTATGCTCTTCTCACTTCCTTTCTGTTTCCAGTTAAAGGTATTTTCTTATTGTCGACCATGTCGAACCACCTTGATGAAGCTTCATCATAATAAGGGATGAATTGTTCATGTAATCTATTTCTATGTGCAACCATATCGTTAGGTATAGTTACAGTTGCATCTGCTGATAGGGCTGCATAAGGATAAAAAGTTGCAAGGGTTTGATTCCCTTCGGGATTTATAACTTCCAATCTACAAATCATAGGAAGTGTTACTTCAATTCCTTTGTGCGTGTCTCTAGTCATTCCAACAACTTCGGAACCACTTCTGAGTTTCAATACTTCGTATTGAGTTGGTATGATATCTTTAGGACTTGTCATTTAATTCGAACTGCTTAATTTCGTATGAAAATTTTTCTTCGTTGTAAATATTTATACGATCTTTCAGGTGAGAAAGAGTATAATTGTCACATTGTAAATCGTCTGCAATATCGAATAATCTCATCTTATCTTTTCCATCCACCCTACGAAGACCTCTACCAATCGATTGTAGATTTCGTATTCTAGATTTAGATGGACTTGCAAATACTATATTGTCTATTCTTTTTATATTAACACCAGTAGAGAATGTTCCATAAGATGCAAGTATGGTATCGTTCTTTGCCTTCTCTACTATCTCTCTAACAGCTTCTCTGTCTTCCGTATCTGTTCCACCATATACATAGTGTAAGTTTTCACCCAGTCTCTTGAACATTTTCTCATGTAGAAGAACTCCATGTTTTTCGACATATTGGAATAATACGAGTGTATTTCCCGATAAACTGTACACAAGATTACAGATGAATTCGTTTCTTGCTTCATTAGAAACAAGGTAATCCATCTCTTCTTGGTATGTCATTTTCTTCTGTTTAGTATGACATAGTATGACACAATCTATAGATAAATTTGCAATCGTTCCTTCATCTATCAATTCTTTTGTGCTTATGACCTTTTTGACTGGGCCGAACATTCCCTCTAGTTGCAATCTATGACATTCAGAACCATCTAGTGTACCAGTGGTTCCAAACCTAATTGCAGTCTTCCTCATTTTTTCGAGGATTCCTTTGAGGACTGTTGCTTTGAAGAGGTGTGCTTCGTCTCCAACGACAACCTCGAATTTTTCCATGACATCTTTAGGAGCCTTACTAAATGACTGCCATGTTGTAATCGTGATGTCTGAATCAAATACAGGCTGACCACTATAAATCTTACAAATTTCTTTATCATATCCATACTCTTTAAAATCCTTTGCCATCTGTTCTACAAGTGATGTAGTAGGAACTATGATAACAGTTTTCTTATTATAATATCTTGCAAGTAAATAAATGATAAGAGACTTACCACTTGCAGTGGGTGAAAGTAATAGTTGTCTACCATATTGTACTGCAGTTCTAAATGCATCTAACTGATAGTTTCTAGGTTCAAAAGGTAAACCCAGTTCTTTTATAAACTCTTCATCAGGCTGTCTCTCTTTATCACCAATGATATCATTTATACCTACAATATCATATCCTCTTTCTCTGCAGAACTCATCTACATAAGGAAGTAATCCGATATAAATTTTATTTGTTTTGATTGAAAATAGACGAACCTTACCATCCCAGTATCTATTCTTAACTGAGGGCATGAACTTTGCGTTGGGAACTGTGAATGAGAAGAAGTCAAACAAGTCTCTTGCCAGACCATCATCACATTGTACTTGCATGAAGACCTCATCGACCTTCTTAAGAATTATTTCAGAGGCCATCCTTTATTCCATACGACTAATGATTTTCTTAGTCCTCTCGTAACTGGTGTAACCTGATGGTGTAACCATGATGGGAATACAATTAGAGAACCTAATTCTCTTCCACTAAAAGGTGCAGAATGTATTAACTCATCTAGAGCTATGTCTCCACTTCTTTGTTTAATACGGTCAAAAACTTTATGTGATTCTATCCATTGAAAATGACCACCCTCATAATCATCGGGGTCTGATAGTTGAACTGAACAAGATATCTTTCTTATATCTCCAGCTGGATATGGGTCTACTCCTGCGTCTGTATGCCATGTATAGAAATCACCAGTTGGTTTATCAGGTTGATATTCATATTGAGTATATTGCCATGTTTCCATACCTGTAATATCATAGTTCCATCCACTTTGGACATTTGCTTGAACCATACCATCAAATATTTTTTGTTTGAGTTCTACATCAAATTTAGGGTCATTATGGTCTAACCATTTATTAGTAGATTGTCTAATAACATTATCAGTTGTACCTGACTCACCGTCTCTAGCTCTTGCACTATCTTTATCGTCTTTCATTCCATGACCTATCCTAGAGTCTGCAACTTCAAGACTATGTGCATATGAATGTATATAATCTACCTCTGTCTTAGTTAGATATTTTTCAAGTATGCAACAATAGGTATGATATATCATTATGAACCCGCCATGAACTTTCTCCAATCGATTGTATTCTTAATCGTTTGGTGTCTCCATGTTATATTCTCCATACATCTTTTCAAAAAATCTATGGTTGCTTTTTGATATTCAGTTTGTGCATTCAGCTTTTGTAAGTCTTTATCTGCATCAAAGAATACATGCATATCATTCTTCATAATCTTGAGACCATCAAACGGGTCATCTTCCCATCCAAGTTCTCTAATTCTTCCCTCATCCATTTTACCATTGAACCACATCCATTTATCTTTCAACATGGTTTGGTATTTTAGTTGTAGGGATTTATGCTTGACTATTGCATCAGTCAAGTATTCTGAGTATTTTGCGTGGAGTTTAGGAACTTCTAGTGATGATTTATCTAGTTCGATATCATCAATTTCACAATCCTTTTTCCACTCTGCTTTCAAATCATCGAGTGTCATAATGTACCATTATACCATATTTATGGTATTTTAGGAAGTGGAATTTATGTCGTAATATGTAAACCTGAATTCTACGGTTGCAAGTACAGCTTCATTCTCTGACCCTGACTCCAATTCGATTCCACTTAAAGATATAGGGAATGCATCATGGAACCTAAAGAATTTATTAGGTATGTTTTTGTTTGTATTTGTTACTAGAGTTATATCTGAATATTGATTTAGGTCATTGTCAATAGCAGACAGTTGCCCGTCTGCTGTTTTCTGTGAACCGACATAAGCTGCAAATGCAGAAGGGTCGGATACTGGAACAATCTGATCCATCCAATCGTAAATCTCTTTGAAGTTTCCTAGGTCTTCATCGACTAAGAATCCGACACTGAGAGTATCGAATGAAACTTTGTCGCCTGGAAAGAATGCATCTAATCCAATACCAGCAGCTTGAACTGTCTCAGTGAACTGCAGGCCTGGAATATTTACACTCTTTACAAAGAACTCTACATTTGGAATCTTATCTATAAGTAATCTAAAATTATTTTTACTTAATAGAGATTTATTAATTATCGGATCAGCCATAATACTATTTATGGTTATTTCTCGTTTACAAACTCATTGAGTTGTCTTGCAACTGAAATAACTTCTTCTGTTGACACGAACTGATCACCATAAGGTTTCTTATCATTCGGGAAACTATCATTATGTGTAACAATAGCTTCGTTAGAACGATAGATGTTTCCTTCTAGTAGTCCTTGTGCTTGATTAAGTAAGTCGGCTCGGATTTCGAACCCTGATTTTCCTTGAGACATATTTTCTCCTGTGTGTTTTGCATGTGTGTGTTATAAAGTAGGTCGGGGGTATCTGACATGCCAGACCCCCCTTGCCTTTCGACTATAGTATATAGTGTATTAAGCAACCCACTTAGAACCACGGTATATACCCTTGGTCTGTGGCTTTGACTTAGTGACTTCACCGTTGTGACGAACACCACGATATACTAACTTGAGGTCAGCTTTCTTTTTAGTCATTTCCATTCTCCGTATTAAAGGTTGAACAAAAATGCGTTCCTTCGGCCCCATGCCTACTTCCGTTCACTGCTACATTTAGAGTGAATGAACGATTGTATTATTTAGGTAAAAAAAACCCCTCGAAAGAGGGGTTTTTAATTCGAAACGAAATCCGATTACAGAATGTTGGACACTGCCATTTTTCTGTAGTAGAAGTTTGTTCCAGCAGATGCAAGACCGTCAGAAGGTGTGCTTCCTACGAATGGGTTTGAAACCATACCGTATCTAGTCTTAAATCCGATTTTTGGTTGGAATGTATTCTCACCAACTGCTCTCACCATTTGTAGTGGAACATATGGGCAATAGAACATACCAGCGTCATAAGGATTTGATCCTCTGTAACCAACTGTCATGTAGTCAACAGATGCATAAGGGTCAATGTAGACCTTTACTCTTCCGTTAAGAACACCAGCAAATGTGTTACCAGTGTCATCAACATTGATGTTAGTGTTTAACGCAGGTGTGTAATCCAATACACCAGCCATAGAAAGTGCAGATGCAACATCACTAGAACATAGGATAAAGTTACCTTTTCCTCTTCTAGTTTCTTTTGCAATTACATTGCTCTCTCTTTCGATTTGGAACAATAGTCCTTTGAATTTCTCAACAGACCATCTACCGTTTGCATCAACATCTAAGTTGAATGTGCCAGAAGATGCAGTTGCTGACGCACCTGTTTTAGCTTGTAAGTTTACATTTCTTACAACTTCTCTGTTGATTTCAGCAAGAATCTCACTTGACAAAATATTTGCAAGTTCTGATTCTGCATCAAGACCGTGGATTGCTTTGAGGTCTTGTGCTAATTCTAAAGTGTACTCTGCTTTGAGTGCTCTTGATTTTGCAGTTACAGTTGCTTTCTCAATAGTGAAAGACATCTGTGCAAAATTCTCGTAACCTGATGTAGAACCATCACCTAAAGCCTCAGATTGTGCAGTAGTCATACCACCTGATGTGTCACCAGCGTATGTCTCTGGGCCTGAAGCGTCGAATGGGTCTCCGACTGGGTCGTTGTCAGCAGGGCCTGCAGTTTTTGCTCCAGCAGCAGAAACACCTGTTCGTGCTTCGTTGAACAAGGCTTCACTGTTGTTAAGTCTTGTTTCTGTTGGATAGTCGTTGTATCTTGCTTTCATAGCAAAGATAAGACCTGTAGGGCCTGTCATAGGTTGAACACCGCAAATGTCGTATGCAACGAGATTTGGCATAGCTCTTCTAACTAGGGATATTAAAATCGGATCCCAGTTAGAAATACCGCTACCAGTAGAGTTTAAAGGTGCAGCTTCCTCAAGAGCAGCTCTATCTTCGTTAAGTGCTTTCTCTTGGTTTTCGAGTATTACTGCAGTGACAGCTTTCTTGTAGTTGTCTTCGATCTTAGGAAGATCGGAGTGCTCTAGAATCGGCTCCCATTTCTCTTGTAAGTTTTCTGATAAAAACATTTTACAGTTCCCCTTTAAATTAACCTAATGGTTTTAATTTTGATAATGCCTCTGAATACCTTGCAATTGATGGGTCAAGAACTTTCTCTTCGTCAGAAGCGAATTCTCCTGTTCCTTCTTCTTGCACTGTTTCTTCAGCAATAGTCTCACCTTCTACACCGAAGTAAGCTTCTTTGATTTCTGCAACTTTCTCTTCGAAATCTGCTTCGTCTGTGAAGTCTACACCGTTAGATAGTGAAACCATTTTCTCTTTTTGTGATTCAGACAAGTCTTCACATGCCTTAGTCACAACATTTTGTCTCTTAAGACTTCCTAACTCTTCTGTTATTTCCATGTTCTTGGAAACTTCAGCATCAAGTTTGGATTCCATCTCGTCAAGACGATTTGCAAGTTCATCCATGACATCGTACTTATCTTCTGGCACTTCAACATAGTGTTCTACGAACAACTTCTTGAGACCTTCGATAAAGTTTTCTGTCATTTCTGACCTTAAACCCCTTTCTATTGCAAGTTCGTTTTCTTTCGTCCACTCTTCAGCACAATATGTTAGATACTTATCTACAGAAGAAGTTAATTCTTCTTTGATAGTTTCTACTTGGGATTTTAATTCTGATTGATAATGCTCTTCTAGTTGAGCTTTTGCTTCTTCAACTTTGCTGTTTACTGCAGCCTTGAAGATAGTCTTAGCTTTCTCTGCATTTTCTTCTGATAATTCTAATGATTCAGAGATTTTTGATAGGTCGTCATCTATTTCAATCTCAACTAATGAAGATTCGACTTCTGTTTCAGCTTGTTCTTTCTTGACTGACTCATGCTCTTCGTCTTCGTCCTCGTCATCGTCATCATCATCGTCATCTTCCATATCTTCTTCGTCCTCATAACCCATTTCTTTAACGAGTTTTGAGACTTCTTCTAATGATAATGCTTTCAAAGCTTCTACAATGTTTCGTGCTATCTCTGCTTTAGTCAAGGATTCATCGACCTCGTCCTCTGATAAAGAAGAAAACAATTTGTTTAATTCTTCTTTGTTCAGTTTTTTCATACTGTCGACTGCAGCCTTGATTAGTTCCATTTTAGAGGCACCTTTCTCAACGATTGTGTCTTCTGTCTCGGAATCTTCATCTTCTTTTAATTTGTCTGCTTTGCTGTCTCCTTTTTCTGCACCTTTGTTAACTGCATCAGATACAGGTTTAGTACCTTTCTCTGCAGCTTTAATGCTTGCAACAGCCTTGTCAACAGGATTTTCTTCGGGTTTGACGACTTCAGCTTTACCTGATTCTATTTTTTCCTCAGAGCTGGAACCTTGCTTGTGAGCAGATTTGTCACCTTTTTCTGCACCGTCAGTAGGGGCCTTCTCGACCACCAACTCTTCGGTGTTCTCTACTTGGTTATCTAAATCTGACATAAATTTCTCCTGTTTAAAGATTACTTTTTTATTTATATGTTAAAGGTTCTCAACAAACCTTTTCCATAGGTTCAATTTGGTTTCTTCAAGTTTATTGAGTCTAGCAGTCTTCATTTCCTTCTGCATTTCGTCAATATCTTTTGCTTTTAAGATACCACTTTCATAAACCCACTCAACACCTTCCATAATACCTTCTACGAAGGCCTCAGGTGCAGACGGGTCTGCGACGATATCTCCTGCCGTAGCAAGTTGGAAATCGTCTTTTACATACTGTGCATTTCCTTTAGATTCTAGTGAACCTAGACCTCTAGAAGAAACACCCAGTTTGGCACCATCATCTATCAAATTCTTTACAATTTGACCGTTTGGTGTACTCAAAATCTTTGCTCGTCCCACGAAATTGTTTCCATCTTCTTCTAATTTCGTTATCATGTGGGACACTTTGTCTAAATTAATTGTAGGCCCTTCGGGATGTCCTAACTCTCCGAATGCTCTATCTTGTTCTACAAATTCTTTGTTATACCTTTTTACTTCTTTCTGTATAACTTCTTTAGGGTATATCCTACCATTACGGTTTTTAATTTCGGATTGCATAAAGATACCTTCGATAAAGTAATCTTTCTTACCGTTCTCGTTTGATTCGACAATAACTGGTTCGACAGCGTAGTCGTTAAATTCCGATATTAATTTCATTTACTATTCCCTCTATTGATATACCTTCATCGGCCATGTCTTTTAACATATTCTTCACTGATTGCATACCAACTTTTAAGGACTCTTCGTCCTCGAAGGTTTCTTGTATATCCTGACCGTTTAGAAATACTGTTATACCTTCTTCACACTCGGTGTAAATTATATTTATAGTTTCTTCACCGAATTTTTCAACTTCTCTTTTAATGACTACATGACCTTCGGGGCAATCAAACTTTGCCTCATGAAGCTCCTCAGACATATCGGAGAATGTTTTCACTCTTCTGATTCACCTTCATTAGGTGTTTCTAACCAGTTCACTGACTTCTCAACTCTCTTCATGTCAACTGTTTCTGCAGCCTTTCCCTTGATACCGTCAAAGATACTATTCTTTGCTTGTTCAAGTTTCCCTGCTTCAATCTCGTCAACAATCTTTCTACTGATGTCTTCACTCATTATTAAAATCCTCCAAATCCGTCATCATCTTCTCCACCTTCATCACCACCCTCATCTTTTATTTGAGCATCGATGATCTTGATGTCTTCCTCAGTCTGTCTTAGTACATACTTTCTAACATATTCGTTTGAATAGTATTTACCAATGTAGTCTGCTATTCCTCCAAGGGTATCTAATCTTTCCCTTAGAATCTCTGCTTCCTTCAACTCTGTAAAGTGGTTGTCGGTTGCAAATTCATACTGGATGAAGTCTTTGAATTTATCAAACTCTTCTCCAGTTACGATTTCCTTAAGAACTAAATGAGTCTTAAGAATATCTGTAAAAACTCTTGCAAACTTCTTTTGAAGTCTGTTTGTGAACTTATTAAACTTAAGTTCATCTCTAGATATCTCTGAAGCTCTACCCATGTTAAAACCATTGTCAGCTTCTAATCTAGTTGCAGGCACATTAAGTGATTGATATAACTTCTTCTTGAAGTATTCTATATCATCTATGTCTGCAAGATTCTGTCCGCCTGGAAGTGTGGTAATCTCTGTTCCTCGACCACCCTCTCTTCTAGGTAACCAAAAATCTTCTAACATCGACATGTGTTTACGATCATCTTTGATCTCACCTGTCTCTGCGTTATACACTAATTTATTTCTATATTTGTGCATAACATCGGCAAGGTATTGTTCTGCCTTTGCCTTTGGAAGGTTACCCACATCAATGTAGAATATCCTTCTTTCAGGAGCTCTTGATATTCTGTAAATAACAAGTGCATCCTCCATCATTGCTAACTGATTTGCAGTTTTCAATGCTTTGTGCAAGTATCCGATTACAACATTTCTACTGTAATCTAATAGTCCACTGGTAGTAAAACAGATTGCTTCAGGAGCAATCTTTACAACATTACCATCAGTTGCACTAGACTTATCGAATCCTTTATCATTGAACATGTAGAATTCTTCTATCTTCTCTACTCGTTCAATCTTAGTCTTCGGGTCTTTACCCTTTTCAATATTCCTAACCTTCTTAATTTTAAGAGGGTCAATATTTCTTAGGTCTACTATACCTAACTTTGGTCGTTTGCTATCAACGACCTTATGGAAGTATATTCTTCCATCTACATACCACTTTCTGAATATTTCATGAGAGTTCTGATTGAACTTCATTAAGGATAAGATGTGAGCAAACTCGTCTTGCATCTTGTTCTTGATGCTGTCCGAGAGTTTGACATCTCGGAGGTCGAGTGCAACAATCCTATCTGTAATATCAGAAGTAATACACTCATTGACTATATCTTCTATAGCCGAGTCACATTCAGGTACTAATGATGTTTCACGGTATCTTCGAATAAGTTCAGACTCATTCTTGATACCACCTTCCATATCGACATATGCACCATATGCTCCGCCAGATATGTACCCCGCCTGTTGTTGTATAACAGGGGTGCCATCATCGTCAACAGGAGGCACAAACGACTTTGCGCTTTGTGTCTCCTTGACTCTTAACTCGTCTTTCTTACGAGTTATTTCGAACCCGAATAATTCCATAATATTATTTATACCCCTATTCTAGAGGCTATTTCACTATTATTACTTGACTCTTTCCCAGTGAGAATATGTGAAATCAACTGTGAATTCCTCCAATGCATCTACTGTTTCGTAATTTAATTCGATAGCAGCAATGTTCTTTGGAAACATGTTGAAGAACTCATATCTCGCAAGGACAGCGTCGTCTTTACCTAATTGTTCGACAAAAGCTCTAGACAATAGGTAGTCATTAGATGCCATACCTACACCTGAGTCTAGTTCTTGAATGTCTTGTTGCCATGCTTCTAGAGCAGACCTTGCAGAAAATTCACTATCGTTTATGATGGTCACTGACCAATCTTCGAATGTTCTATCTCCTGCTAACTTTAGGATGTGACCCCTAAAGTTTACTGGAATCTCACCTAGGGTAGCAGCGGGAATTGCAGCTCCTTTACAAAGGAACTCAATACGGTTTCCACTTCTAGGAATGAAGACTCTGAATCGGTTAGGTCTTGGGCCACCACCAATCAGTTGTGCTTTAAATTCGTCTATTGTTGCCATTCTTTACTCCTTAAACTGCTCCGTAGATTTCTTCAAACTCAACCCCTGACCTTGCAGCCACGAAGTTAAGAGTGATAAAGTTAATACTTCTAGCAGGTTTCACGAATATTGAACAAACAAATTCGTTTCTGTCGATGACTGAATCAGTATTATTAGTTTCATCACATAATACTGAGAAGTCTACTAGACCCCTTCTGTTCTTAACATCTCTTAGGAAAGGTTCTACTGCAGCTCTAAATTGTGCTCTAGTGAATGCATCATTGAATTCAAAGAGTTGTGATTTAGCTGCAACTGCAATTGCCTTTTCTAATACGATGAATAACCTTCTGACATTGATTCTATCGAATGCAGATGGTGTACTTAGTGCAGTTTTATCACCGAAAAGAACTGTTCCTTGGCCTGGGAATGTTACGATAGGATTAATTCTTGCTTGATAAAGATCATCTCTTGATCCTTGTGATGGGTTGAAAGCAAGTTTTGTAATTCCTAGGTATTGTCCTCTTGAGAATCCTGCTGGTGAGAACCATGGGTCTCTCAATAAGTCTGACCTTGCCATGATACCTGCTGTATGACCGTTGCCGGGCACCCAACAGTATTTGTCGTTGTATCTGTCGTATTGGTATACCCAACCTGAATCTAGAACTGCATAAGAACTAGATGTTACTGAGGCGTAGTCTGCAATAACATTTGAACTTTGAGTTGACTCAGAAGCAACATTAACGACTGATGCTCTCCTTGGAGAAGCAATTACCATACAGTCTTTACGATTTTCTGCGACTTGGATTAATTGATTTACGATTGAATTGTGGTCTGCAAGAATGTCACCATTCGAAGTTCTAGTTGAACCTACTATTAAGAATGATAAATCCTGAGTTTCTGCGTCACCGAAGTTATCCACATATCCAGCATATTTAACTGCTGGTGATGGTAAACCTCCATCAGCTCCGTCTGCAAGTGAACTACTAATTGGTGCAGAAGGTCTACCGAATGCAGTAGAACCTGATAATGCATGAGTGTGAACACTGTTTGCAGCTGGGTGAGTTGATGTACTGTGACCAGTCCACCATATCCAATCTGATTGATTATTGATTACATTTTTGTAGTAATTTGAAGCACCTTCTGCGTTCTTCGCGTCTGATGCACATGAAACAAATCCGTAAGTTTCTAGGACTTCGTGTTGTTTTCCTGAGATAACTCCGTCTTCGTCTACAACTACTACATGAATTTCGTCTGCACTACCTGAAGCTGCAGTTGCAGATGCAGATGTGCCTGGAGCTTTATCAAATTGATTATAAAACTCCCAATATCTGTGAACTTGTGTTGAGTTAGCAACTGTGCTAACTAGACCAGTTCCAGCTGGTTGATTGAGGGCTTCTACGGTAATTGTTCCTGTTGCTGTTGCAGTAACACGATACTCTTGAGTATCGGTTCCGAACCTAACAATATCCCTGATTTGGAATCCTGCTTCAGATGTAACTGAAATTACTGTTTGACCAGCAGCTTCTTCTGCATCTAAAGTAGTCACATTGTCATTGAAATATGCATCAGGAGATGCACAAACACTAACTTTTAGTGAGTTTCCAATTGCGCCTGGATATTTTGCAGCCCATTGACCTATTGTACCAGCTGCACCACCGTCTTCAAAACCTGACTGGTATGCATCTAGATTCTTAATGCTTGCATCAGTGTCACCACCATTGTTTGCATTATAGGCTGTTGAACTTGCAACACGAACAACTTTTAATGATGAACCATATCTTAAGAAAGCCTCTGCAGAATAGAAATCCTCCGCACCTGCGTCTGTATCGGCGGGTGTGTAGAATGCGTCTACTAAACCTTTGCTATCTGAAACTGATACTACTTCATCAACAGGGCCCCATCTAAATGAACCTGCGAATGCTCCTACTGTAGAAGATACTGCAGGCACAACATTTGTCAAGTCAACTTCTTTGACTTGTACGCCTGGTGATACTTGAAATGCCATATTTTTCTCCTGTTAATGTAAAAAGTTGTTTACTGTTTTATTTATAACTTTATAGTTTCTAAAGAACTACCATTTTACTTCATTACCCATCTCTTTTGAGTACCAGCGAGTTCCCTCACTGTCTACAAAGGTAGAATCTTCGGGTTTTACTTCTCCAAAGACCCCTGCTGGGAGTATATCGTCTTCTATCATCTTTTGTTGTTCTGCATATAACAAATCTTTCACTTGTTTATCAGTAAGGTGATAGAAGTATTCTGTGGTTATAAACCAACTGAATAATACTAAATTCATTACCATGTCATCATGATATCCTCTGTCAGCCTCATATGAGTTTCCCTTAGTGACAAAGGTCATCAATTCTGTTATCGTTGCACGATCTACAAGATGTAATCGTTTTTCTTCTAACAATTCCTTGAGTGTAGAGCATCCTACCCGTTTAATCTTTTTATTAACGGTTACTCCAATATCCTCTGCTTTTAATTGTCCTTGTACAAAGACATTTGGATATTCAATATCATAGTGCAACTGAGTTGCAACCATTCCACCCTCTGCATTATTTTCTATAATTACTAATGCTTCGTTGTAAGCTCGTACATACTTATTTATAATATCGGGAAACAGCATAGGACTTATCATACTGTCACGATATGTTGCAACCTGTTCGAAAGGTTGTGTTGATACATCAAATACTGTGAATGTAGAGAAGTCCATACCTCTACCTTTTGCAACATCAACCGTACAGATGTAATCATGTCCCTCTTTGGGTTTTTTATATATGTTGACACCATCCCTGTTCCATTCAGGTTCCCATGCTTTCATACCTAACAAGGTGTCTGAGTTAATTAATGTATTACCAGTACCTAAGAATGAGTTACCATACTCTTGTTCAAACTGGGCCTCTGAGGTGTTTGCTATGGTCATCTCTTTCCATTTTTCATCACGGCCCGGCACATCGTACCAGTGTATTATAAAGTGCTTGTATTCTGACTGTTCATGTACTGCAGACTCGTATATTCTATGGAACATATTACCCACACCGTTTGCAGTTGAGGTTATAATAACTTTTGAATCTTTACCTGATGTAATAACGGGATATGTTGCAGTGTAGAATGTATCTGCATCATCTACGAATGCAAACTCATCGAGATATAGTAAGTTGATTGACATACCACGAATCGAACTTGAAGATGTTGCAGCTGCAACTACTTTCGAATCGTTTGAAAATTCTATTGAACCTTTGTTAAGAATCTTGACGCCTGGTTGTAAAAAGAATGGTACAGACTCTAACATGGTTACGATTCTTGCAATCATCTCCCTTGCAATTGCACCTTTGTTAGCAAGAACAGCGACAGTTACTTCGGGATGAAATAGTAGATACCATAGTAAGTATGCACATGATGTAATTGACTTACCACTCTGTCTAGATGCAAGAACTATATTGAATCTGTTCTGATCGTAAAACTCTATTAGTTCTTCTTGATATCCACGAAGTTGAAAAGGAACCATACCCTCATCTAGGGATATGATTTGAGTATAATTTTCGATGAAATGAACTGGGTCTTTAGAACACTTTAAGTATTCATTCAGTTCTTCCTCGGTATACTGTGTCTCGACACCAGCTCTCTTGATGAGAGTATTGCCGAGATATCCTTCGTTTACTGGTTTAACCATAAATTTTCTGGCGGTGTCCAAGACCCCGTGTATTCATATCTATTTGGATACGGATTATTTGCACAATCAGTTTCCAATGTCAAAATTTTACTTGGAAACTCAGTGTAAATATCTTGTATCATATCGTGTTGAGTTTTTAATCGTTGATAACTTGCATTTAAAAGATCATCGTTGATCTCGTATCCATCTAATCGTGCTGTTCTAGCTCTTGATGATGCAAGTGAATTTGGTCTAGGCCCATCTGATGTCATTGAAATAGCATAACTAACAACTTGTTCTAAAGTGTTTTCTCTTTGTAAATAAAAGATTACATCGGCAAATTCAATTACCTGTCTATGGTTTCCACCTTCCCATTGTATAGGATGAAATTTACCTACAATGTCATTTGTTTTTGTCAACCAATTATTGACCTTTGTAGTTCTATCCTCATAAAAGTCACATGATATTTCTCCTAAACCTTCATGAGATGGTGTACCATTTACAATCTCGTCATGTAAGTACCAACTACCAACTCTAAAGTTACTAATTATTAATCGTCTCATACATAGTCCTCCATCCAACCTAATCGGATTAATTCTTTGAATGCTCTATCATGTTTATTTACATAATCGATCATTCCCTCTTGTTCTTCTCCATCACCATCCATATACTCCTGTGGAAATACTCTACCATTGACTTCTAACATATTTGTTTTGTTTATCAATGCATCTATCTCAGGTATACCTTTGTGTAGGTATATGTCTGCTTCAGGCCACTTACCCATTTTGAAAAAATCATGATGTATAATATCCCAATGAGGGTACATACCTTTTGTATATACACAAGCCCATGGGTTATTATCTATACTGATGCATTTTTCAGCACCGTAATATTCTGCAAGATGGAGTAGAACACCTGTCCCACCTCCTAGATCACATACAGTTTTACCAGCTGCATGTTCCTTTAACCAGTTTTCATATGGATTGTAATCCTCTACATTATCAATATCTTTCCAGTAATCAGTTTGATGACGGGTCAGATGTCCCAAAGCTAATAACCAAAAGGCTTCTCCTTCCTTTACTTCGGGTATAGGTATCGATTTATATTCTTCAAGTTTCTCGAACATCTTTCTTAGACTCCTTTTTCAGGAACTTTTGCAACTCACTTGTTGAACCTACATACAAATGATTATGTTGTGTCCTGACTGAACTATCCTCCTTCTCAAGGTCTTTTAATTTCTTCTGTATATCTATCAACTTTTCTGCAGTCTCAGATACAGTTTTAATTAATTGACCAGCAACCTCGTATGCACGCGGGTGTTCTGTTTCTTTGGAAAGTTCTAGTATGCCATCTATTGCATCTTGTCCTCTCTCAACGAGGTCATATAAATTCTCACGGGCATACCTGTAGTCTGTTTCGATATTCTTATCCCTATCAGGAACTTTGACTAATTTAGTTTCTTGTTTGATATCACTATTGATATCTAGAAGATTATCTAATTTTTGATCTATCTCTTTTGTCATAACTAAGCATCACCAGCGAGGTCTTCACTATATGTAGTACCCCCACCTTCATCATAAAAAGTTACCGTTTCTGCAACTACAAATGAATCTGATGGATCAACTGAACCAACAAATTTCAATGTAGTATTTGCATTTATTGTGATTGCATTATTCAATACTATTGACAACTTATCACTTGCAATACTTTCAACGGTAGGATTCGTTGTTAAATTGGTTCCGAATACTTCGTCACCAACACTTATCTTACTATTTATTGCAGTTGCAAAGGTCACTCCTTGAGAATTAGAAACTGCATTTGCAACTTCACCGAAAGCTGGTTCATAGTGTTTAACCTCTTTAACCAATCCTGAATTGTTAATTTGAGTTGTGGTAAACCCAGCTTTCAAATCAGTATTGATATAATCTCTTTCGATAACATTCTTGATAACCTCTCCAGTATAAACAGGGCCAAAGAAGTATGTCTTCATAGTAAATTCTAATGTATATTCTATAACTCTTCTTTCTTCAAATGAACCTTCATACATATCTTCCATTGCAATTGAGTTAAGTATGACTGGTACATCTCTTACTTCACTCATACTGTCAACCATTTTCATTGCAACGGTATATTCAGGTTGGAAGTAAGGAACTATTTGTTCTACTATTTGAAGTGCATCGATAGCGTTCTTTGCAAGTATTGATAAAGAGAAGTTAATATTGTAAGGTGATGGTTGATATTGGAATCCTCTTTTTCCAACATCACTCGTTTCCATTACAGTCTTTTGTGTTCTTATAATTTTATTTTGTTGTCTACTCGGATCATATTCTAATCCAGTCATTTCAAAAGCCATACGAGGTAGAGATATAGAAGTTACTGCACCATCTCTTTGTTTTGCATCTTCTGTCAATCTCAATAAAAATTTTTGTTTTGGGCCATAGGATATAGGTACTTTCTGTTGAGTGAGTACAGTCCCATCTGATTGTGTTTTCTTAATATCAATGTTATTGAACAATGTACCGAAAACTGAAATCGATCTTTTTATAGTTTCGTTGTAAAAATAAGTTCCAAACATTATGGTTCACCAAACGGATTTACTTCACTAAAGTCTAAGTAATCATTATCTTTAGCTTCGAACTCTACATTCTGTGCAGAATGGTCTGTACCAAATGTCATGACATCTGTAATTGCAGCTATTACTCTTGCACAACTTGATGATGCACCTGTTAGTGTATCACCCACTTGTAGTGTTCTAGTGTTATCCTTAATTGAAAGTTTTCTAGATTGTGGTTGCCATAGCACAACCTCTCCAACTGTCGTTGCAACACCGTTGATTACTGTTGTTAGATTCTCTCCGACTGTATAGTTTCCAGTACCAGTTTGCATAGTTAGTTCTATTGTGTAAGCTGAATCTGCCTCTACCAAGTCTGCAGATGTTCCTGTATCGAAATCTTCTCCACCGTATGAGAAGAGTGAACATCTCATCTTAAAGACAAACATTTTTCCTAATTGGAAGAAAGGGTCTTGGTCTTCTACAAAATTTATTTCAAACATTGAACCTGTGAGAGGAAAATATATTACATCCCCTTCATTAGGTCTAAGTGATGTTGCAAGATTTGAGTCTAGAGAAATAAATCTCTCCCATGTTCTGAGAGACATTACAAATGTTGCTTCCTCTTGAATTTGAACACCAAACTTAGAAACTAGGTCTCCTTCTCCTTCGAAACCCTCAGTGTTCTCTAGATACATCTCGACAGAATAGGCGTCACCGAATCTTGACTGAACATCGTCATTCAATATACTGTCTTCCTCTATAATTTGTCTTGGTAGATATAAGACATCGTGTCCATAGAATCGTAATGACTCTACTACCAAATCCTCATAGAGGTGCTGTTCTGTCTTTACAGCATGATTAAAATAATTATTTGTAGGCATTCACTTACCCCATTAAGTCCATGACGGGAAGTTCGTAATTTAATCGAGACTCCTCTTCTAGTTTTGTTATCTCCTCTTGTGCTTGTGCTTTCATTTCTGATGCATTTAAAGTCACCCCGCCAGGCAATGCAACCCCCTCAAACTTGGATAGATTTTCTCCCCATTGATACTTCACTAATGCAGTTGAATATCTTTTCAACCACATATCATTGTAGATATCTGTGAAGTCTGTTGGGTCTATTTTTCTATGACATTCTATGATTATGAATTCGTTACCACTTAAAGCTTCGATATCCATATCAAGATACAATCTATTCATGTGTTGTTTATATCTTATTGGTACTTGACCAACAAGTATATTATCCATCATGGTAATGTGTTGTTGTACCATTTCGTAGTATAATATATTTGTTGCAGATAAATCATAAAGGTCATTCAACCTTAACTGATATCTTAAATCAAACATGTTTAAATTATGTTTGTCATTGAAAGGGAAGATTCTATTTACGGCTAATACAAACTCAGGTAAAACGATATAATTTTGTTGTTGTTTTACTTGTTCATTATCATACGCATGAGTTCCAGCCACATTCTCTGTGAATGTTTCATCTGATCTCATCGTAGTTTTCTTTGCGTCTGTTATTTGGTGCTTGAGATAAACTCTGATAGAACCGTCATAATGGTACTCTTGGAAGTATTGAATGGCCTCATCCAGTCTATCATCAAACTGGTCATCGTCCACATTGATATCTAAAACTGGAGCTCCCAGTTTTCTTTTAACATATTCTTTTAATGATGCTTTACTGTTTGGTATTGCCATAAGTAGTATTCCTTTCGTATACTACTATTTATACCTTTTCTATTCTTGGAAATAAGTTTTATGCTGAAGACGGTCAAGTTTCTCATCTATCTTCTGAATCGATGATAAAACTCTCTCAAAATCGGCCTCGATTTGTTCTCTTGTTGCGTAATCTCTTGCGATTTCTTCTCTTGTTTTATTGACGAGAATGTCTAGTCTTTTTTGCTCAGATAAAACATTACGAATCAGAAACCCAAGTGGGAGAATGATTACCGTCATCAATAGATTCCAAATTATGTAGGGTGATATCGTAATTTCCATACGATTATTTATGTAATTTAACCCTTTACTTTAGGGTCATCTATATGAAATCTATTCCATTGATAATCAATAGGTATATCAGTATCACCACCCATTCGGTGTGTAACTGTATTAAATGCAACACTATATCGGTCTTTACTGGTTGTATTAGGTTCAACCATGTGTATAAGACCGCTAGGGAAGAGTAGAAGGGTTCCTGTTACTGGTGATACCTCGAATGATTCTCTCTGTTTGTTATTATGTGGGAAGTCACTAACTGTATCTGCACCTTCTTTTATTGCAACAAAATTACCCTCATCACCGTCTGCATGTACATAAAATGCACCACTTAACCAACAACCATTATGTCTATGAGGTTTATTCCATGCACCTTTGTCATTTATATTACCCCACATATTACCCAAACTTACACTTGCCTGAGTTGTATCCACGGCTAACCAAGGAAGAACTTTATGATTATATTTGTCCTTGATTACACGGTTGAGTTTAGCCCAGGCGGGGCGATTTTCGAAGCCATCGTTTGATTGCCAACCTGTATATGCGTTAGATACTTGTCTACCGACTGGGTCTTTCTTTCTCACTGTATCCATATCATTTTTCAATGATAAAAGATATTCCTCTGTTACCAATCCTTCCTCTACGAGATTAAACTCGAACAAGTAAGTAGGAAACAATAATCTAACTGACATAATCTATTCTCTATCTATTTTTTCTGACTCCGAACCATCCCAATTCAAATCAGTCAACTCACGCTGCTTATCTTTGAAGCTTTGGTGAGCTGGACATTCAGGTGGTGGTGTTTCTCCCCCATCTGTAGGTTTACCATAGAGTCTTGATTTGGGTTTCCAAATCTTAGCACTTCTATATCCACCTATATTTAATTGGTCATTCGGTAGTCCAGTTTCATCATCCACCAGTTTTAACTCCCTTTGCCATTTTTGCATACTATCAGGATGTATTGCATGTTGTCCATGCCATGCTTCTGCATCTTGATAATAATATGTAGATGCCCATTCTTCCCTCTTGAAAGGAAAAATTTGTACAAGCGGTGTTCCCGCTTCTATTGTAAACGAATGATTAACCTTTGGATAAAAAATAATTTGTGCATTATCCATATTAATATTGAAGCGGTCAGAATCAATCACTCCTTGCCAACATGCGAAGTATTTATTTGAGAACATAAATGGATCAAGAAAGAGGACTGAATAACCTTCGGGTGTAATCATGTTCCAGTTTGAAGATATTTTAAATGCATCTTTCACTGGGCCATCTGCACCCATATATTCTATAGAATCTTGTAGTTGTGCTGAAGGATGTGATTGTGAAAAATGACTTGCAGTCGGAGAAGTTGAAAATTTTTCTGAATCATCAGGCCAATCCCAATCAGGCCCATTCATTACATCTATATCCTCTGTTGCAAGAATATAGTATCCCATAGTTAACCAATCTTGCATAGAAGGACAAGAACGAATAGTCTGAGCCATTCTTCCTCTATGATCTACACGAACCTTTTGTTTCTTCCACCATTCAGGTTGCATCTCTCTAGCTGCAACTGGTCTAGTGTTTGCATATGATTCTTTGTTAAATGTTCTAAACTCAATAGTAGGCATACTTATCTCTCTCGTCTTTTAAAACTATCTCGTCACCTCTAATTACAATAGACTTTCTATCTATATATCTTGCAGATTCATGTGGTGCTTCTGCACCATGTGGTAATCTTCCATCAAACATCAATAGTCTATTTGGTACAAAATCAACTGTACCAGTTTCATACTCATCCATAAAATCTAAAATTCCACCGTGAATTATCTCACTGTAAAATCTTAATTTACCACCCCAGTTTGGATTCCAAAATGTGTTAGGATAATATAGAAAGGAAAGATTCCAGTCATCTTCTTTTTCACAATCTGAATGACAAGTTCCATGTTGTCCATGAGTTTGTGAGTTACCACCAGCATATTGAAATCTAACCCAATCAAATCCAAAGTCTGTTCTTATTTTTCTATCAAGGTATCTAATTAGATAATTAGGATAACCGTTCATTCCATTCAAATGACCATCTCTCATATCATGTCCTTGAAAGAAATTACATCCCCATAACTGATGATTAGGTAAACCACCTCTCCCATCATTAGGATTACCATTTACTTGATTTGTTTTTTGCCAAGCACAATGAGTCATGTCCCGATTCACTGCATGGAATACAGCATCTTCAAGATAATCATCTAAAACATAAACATTGTTACCTAGAGGCATTTCCTTGATATGGAAAGGCTCATCAATGTGTACAACATTGATATCCATTTTAACCCATGGTAAACCGCATGCCAGGGCCTGATGAAGGTGGTGGAAGTGTTAGTAAGTAATCTTCTATGGGTTTTAGAGTATCTTCTCTTGTAATTGAAATTTCTTTATACAACCCTTCTGCAACATTTGCTATTGCATCGAAATATTCTAAAGCTCTTCTTGCATCCGATCTATGTGGATGTGCTGACCCTTCTCTTGCAGCCAGTAGAACTTCAACCATATTATCAAATCCATACTTCTCGGCTTGTTGATGTTGATTGTTTTGTACTACTTCATTGATTCTACCAACATATTGTTGATTTAAACTGACACCATGAGGAGGTTCTGCATTATTGATATACGCTTCAATTGCATCCTTCTCAGTTTCAGATAGAGGTAATCTATCTTGTTGTTCTAACTCTACTTCGTCATTCCATTTTTCGACTTTACATTCTATATCATCATAGATAAGAACATCGTATTCGAAACCTAACTCAGGTTTGTCTACATTTTTGTGTTCCCATTCTAAACCATTTGGCTTTCTTATCCAAAGGTTTCCGTTTTCGCAATAAATTAATGCATTCATAATATCTCCATTATAACATATTAGGTGCTGTTTGGCAATCCTCTTTTATGTTTTTCATATAAGTCTAACATATTTATGTGGGAATAATCCATGTCTTTTATCCAAGGCCCACCCCTTGTATAATGGATTGCGTGATGAGTCTCATTGAAAGAATCATCGTATCCCTCAGTACAAATTTTATCATGAGGAATCTTACTAATTTTATCTGTCCATTTGAATTGATGTAAAAACATTCCACTCTCGTTATTAACTACTTCGGGTGTAAGTTTTCTACAATCTTCGTGACCGTTGTTGAATATCATCATACTAGACCATAACTTCATAGGATATGATACATTTTTCTCACCACCCATTTTGTTTTCATCATGATGTTTGAAATCATATTGAACACATGCAACAGCATTATCAGGGTCTAAGAAGTAAAACAAACTCATAGGATTATGTTTCCATATGTAGTCATCGTCTATGAAGAAGCTGAATCCCTCATAATTTTCTAGATATGGAATTAAGAATCTACTGTAAGTAAATTCAGTAGATTGATTTGCATACTCTCTAGTATATTCCGATATTGCATTGATGTCAAGTTTTTTAACTTCTACTTTATAATCATTGAAGTATTCTTCTCCAACACCACCTGATTTTATATTCTCAATACTATCATGTATAGATTTTTCTGCAACATCAAATAAATTTGAATGATTTGAATCATACCCTAAGTAAATGTTAACTGGTTTTTTCTTAGTTAACTTCGTAACCTTTTTATTGAACTCAAAAACTTCTTCTCTAAAATTTAGACCAGCCACAGATGATAATGAGAATTCTAACTTTCCATCATCTACCCATATTGCAGATAAACTATTGTGTTTTGATTCACTACCTATACTGAGTTCTTCCCAAAAACTTATTATTTCATCACCACTCAATGCTTTACATTCAGAAAAACAATCTGCATAATCGGTTACTATAGTTTGAAATTCAGGCTCGTCCATTGCCTCAAATACTTTACATCTAATAGAGCCTGGATGTATAGATAATTTATATTTGAATCCACTTCCTAAACCTAAGTTTGTATGACCTTGTATAGGATGTCTCAATCCTTCTTTCTGAATATTGTTTACCAACCAATGACCTTTGGCAGCGTGATAGTATACTGAGTTTACAGAATTTTCTTCTTCATCATCTAACTCATTACAATCGGGATGGTCACTAACAGTTGATATTTTTTGATATTCATCATCATAGTTCATGAAGTCCATAGCACCACCACCTAAAGGATGATTAGGTCTTAAAGATGCAGTCCATCCATGATGTAAATATCTTTGATACTGTATTGCATTGTGATGTAATTGACCAAAGGTTTGTATCTCTTTTGCATCTATCTTTGGTTTTATATACTTCCAAGGGACTATTCTGATTGGTGGTAATTGTCTGACAATATAATTTAGAACTTCTCTAAAGTTTTTAGAACCTTCCGTGTCGGGTCTCAAAAAATCTATGGCACCGAGACTATACGCCTTAGGGCCAAATTGATTATGAGAAGCCTCTTCTAAGGTCATTCTAAAGTTATGATTGCGTGCTTTTTCAAGTGTGTCGATGTTCTCTAACATACTTGTATTTAGTGGGTTAAATTATGAGGTAATTGGAGTCCCTGGCCACTGTTGCTGAACTGCACCATCCCATCTAGGTTCAGGAGTTCTTCCCTGTCTTGCATATGTAGAAGGACTTCTATGGTTATATGGGTTCTGCGTATTTGCAATCACCTGATATGTTGACGGACTTCTATATGAATAGGTATCAGGTGTCTGCCCTTGTCTTGCATATGTAAACGGTGACCTATGATCGTAAGTAAACGGAGTCTGATTGTTTCTAATATTAGGTTCCTGTGCATTTCTAATATTAGGTTCTTGTTGGTTTCTAATATTAGGTTCCTGTGCATTCACTGGATTTCTATAGGTGAATGGTGACCTGTAGTTATAAGTGAATGGTGTTTGATTGTTTCTAATATTAGGTTGTTGAGCATTCTTAATCGTAGGTTGTTGATTATTCCTAATATTAGGTTCCTGTGCATTCACTGGATTTCTATAGGTAAATGGTGACCTATAGTTATAAGTAAATGGTGACCTATGGTCGTAAGTAAACGGAGACCTATAGTTGTATGTAAATGGACTCTGTTTATTTCTTATAGTAGGTTGTTGAGCCGATACTGGATTCCTATATGTAAACGGCGACCTATAGTTATATGTGTTCGGTTGTCGAGCTGGTGTCTGATATGTGAACGGATTCTGATAGTTCGCAGGATAAGTAAATGGATTCTGTGCATTATAAGTAAACG